GATACATTTATAAATGTATGTTCTTGGTACCCACCTTGGTAATCGAATTGTAATCCTTTCCATTGTCTTAGCGCTTTTGGAGCCACACCACCTTCCATTGGAGCTGAAGTGTTGATCATAGATAATGTTCCCGTAGGTCTTGCTAAGTGAGTGTTTTGGACATCGTTTCTTATATCCGCAGCTTTAGCAATAAGTTCAGATACAGAAGCGTGAAATCCGTCGTACGTGAATACTTCAGTATGACCAACAAGTTTGCCTCCAAAGTTGTGCATAGGTAACCCAACGAATTCATACCATGCTTGGTTTCCAGACGCCCAGTTCAAGCTTTTAACAGAACCAGAAGGTAGCATGAAATCTCCCGCTGTTCCAGTGTGATTATATTTTCGTAAAAACCAGTTGTTTCCATAGCCGACTCTTTTGTATGAGAATATAGGACATAGTATGTCGGTGAGTTTTTTCATTGAAAGAGAATTAGACCCATAGTTTTTAGTTATTGAGGAGGAGGAGTATTTCTTTTTTTCGCCAAATTGACGACATGAAGTGATTAGGACGGGTTTATCAACCTTCATTGTCTTCAAAGATTCTTTAGTTTCATTGTCTATCTCGGCCCCTCCCGTTTTGACCCGTTTTTTGGGTGTTGTGTATGAATCTATATTAGTAAACATCATAAAATAATAATTAATTTTTGATAAAATGCCAAATGTTCGCAAATCTTTCAAGAGGGCTGGTCGATCTATTTCCCGTGGTTTTAAACGCGTTAACAGGATGCGTTTGTCTTTTAAGAAAAAGCACCCAAAGATTTACAATGCAGGGAAGCAAGCCCTTTATGCCGGTGTTGCAGATGTTGCAGGAGTCGGTCCAGAATATCAAGCAGCCCGTGGGATTTATAGAGCCTATAAGGGTCGTAAGAGAGGATCCCTGTATCATAAAGCCAATACTTTTAGAACCCTGGCCAGTATGGGTTATGCGTATTATAAGAGAGGCGTTCCAGCCTCTGCCGTATATAGTCTATCATAAAATAATCATTTTAACTATATTTACAATTCTTTTATATTTAATCTAATGCCGAAATTGTATTATCGAGGACAAGGTATGCGAATTGGTTATAAGAAGAAAGTTCGATTTGCTTCGCCTTTTGCAGGAGGGAATACATATTCCCGTGGTAAGTATGGTAAGAGATCTAGGAAGACTAACGCCCGTGGTCGATATATGGGTCGTAAGTTAAATAGGCGCGGTTAGAGGTGGGGCCTAATATTACCCCCACCTCTGTGCCTGTGCCCGTGCCAAGTATAAAAAAAATTCGTATTTTTTTTGTTTAACTAATGTGGAATAATGGAATTATGGAATCATTTCGAAAAAAATTTTTTTCGGTGAACGCGCGTTCACTTTTAACCTCTGTGCCTTCTGTGCCATTTCATTAATTTATTATTAAACACACACCGTGCTGTATCATAACATAATGGCTACCAGAAGTAGATTACGATCAGTTGTTTTTACTTTAAACAACTATACACAAGACGAGATTAAACATATCGAGGATGGACCCTTTAAGTACATTGTCTTCCAGCAAGAGACAGGCGCTTCAGGAACGCCTCATCTCCAAGGATACGCATCAATGGCAAACCCCACCGAGTTCACCTCGTGGAAGCGACTTATCGGTAACCGTGCTTTCCTCGAAGCCGCGCGTGGGACCCCACAACAGAATAAGGCCTATTGTACAAAGGACGCCGCCCGGATCCCCGGAACGCTTATTTTTGAAAAGGGAGATATCCCGAACCCAGGAGCCCGAAATGATCTTGACGGACTCATTGAAGCGACCAAGGACACCAGTATGTCACTCGCAGACATTTTCAATGACTTCGGACCTCATTTCATCAGAAATTATCGAGGAGTCCAATTCGCCCGTGGTCTCATTACAGAACCCAGACACCATAAAACCGAAGTGTTCTGGTTTTATGGATCTACCGGAACCGGGAAGTCCTATACTGCCCATCGCATGGCGCCCCGAGCCTATGGGAAAAACCAGTCCCGATGGTGGTGTGGATACGATCCCTGTCAGCACGACGACGTCATTATTGATGAGTTCAGAGCATCTTTCTCCCCCTTTTCCTTCTTGTTGCAGTTGTTCGACGAAAACCCGTTGCAAGTTGAATTTAAGGGAGGTACTTGCCACTTTCGAGCTCGTCGAATATTTGTTACCACCCCCAAGTCTCCTCTCGAGACCTGGAAGGATCGAACAGAAGAAGATGTACAACAGCTTTTACGCCGCCTTACGGCGGTTGTTGAGTTTTTGCCTGGAAGAATCCAAAGATTCGTCAAGGGAGATGCAAGCCTCTTATCAGGTAGTGGAATTGTTAACGTTGTTGAACAATCTAGTGAGTTACCAGTTACCCAGGAGGAAGAAGTCACTTCTGGAGGAAGTTTACCTTCCCGAGTACGAGAATTTAACGGGGATGACATCCCTTACGCCTCCAGACGAAGAATAGAAGATTCAGATGATGAATTTTTAAGTGAATTAGATAATTTTTTTAATTAATTATATTAAGGATTAACATCTCCTAAACCAGTTAATGAATTTATATCAGTAGGTTGGTTAGTTTCTACGTTCATTATTTCGTTAGCGCCAGCGGCGCCGACGCTCAAGTGAATTGCATTGCTTGTTCCCGCAAGGTAGTTTTCGTAAAACGATTGGTAAGGTGCTTGGTAAGGCAACATTCTACAAGTATGTTTCTCTGTGCATGTGTGTGCTAGACATCCTGAGGTATTGCCGACGCCGTTAATAGTGTGCTCTGTCCTGTTAGCCGTAAATCCCAATTCTCCGTGAGCTCTTACCACCAGAATTTTAGTAAACATAGGAACTAACATCACCGGTGGATCGAAAGAGTTAGTGTTAATTGTTGATTGTCTAGTAGTCATAGTTGAACCTAGGATGTTCCAAGTCGATTCCATGAAAGAAAATGGATCAAAAGTCATTCTGTGTGTATATGAATCACCAGGTGCTAGAACAACTTTAACTTCTTTGGACACGAGGTATTTTCTGTGTACCGTGTTGCTCGAAGATTTTATTTTAACGCCGATATCTTCTACGCTGTCAGTAGATCTGTTGTTGTTGTCAAGGACCTGATATACGGGGTTTAAGGTGTTAGCTAAAGGTAAATCCATTTTGTAGTCTTCCATTAATTGTTTACCGATACTATCAGTTGTCCATTGCAGACCTGACGCATTTTGGTTAAGGCCACTCATTATCTCTCGAGGCTGAGCTTCTTGTAAGTAGATAGTTACGTGGCTTTCGGATACATTTATAAATGTATGTTCTTGGTACCCACCTTGGTAATCGAATTGTAATCCTTTCCATTGTCTTAGCGCTTTTGGAGCCACACCACCTTCCATTGGAGCTGAAGTGTTGATCATAGATAATG